GTTAAAAGGAGTGTAGCAGAAAACACAAGTACTCATCATAAGACCCTACATGCTATGAGTACTGACCCTGATGTTAAATTGGCTGTAGCATTTAACACAAGTACTCATCATAAAACTCTACATGCTTTGAGTACTGATCCTAACCGTTATGTTAAAAGGGCTGTAGCAAATAACACAAGTACTCATCCTGATACCTTACATGCTATGCGTAATGATCCTGTTGTTAAAAGGAGTGTAGCAGAAAACACAAGTACTCATCATAAGACCCTACATGCTATGCGTAATGATCCTGATGTTAAATGGTATGTAGCACAGAACACAAGAACTCATCATAAGACCCTACATGCTATGCGTACTGACCCTGATCTTAAAATTCGTGTAGCAAGGAACACAAATACTCATCCTGATACCCTACATGATATGCGTAATGATCCTGATGTTAAATTTCATGTAGCAGATAACACAAGAACTCATCATAAGACCCTACATGCTATGAGTACTGACCCTGATGTTAAATTGGCTGTAGCATTTAACACAAGTACTCATCATAAGACCCTACATGCTTTGAGTACTGATGAAAGCAATCTATATGGCGTAAGATCAGTCGCAAGAGAAAACCTAGAAAGGAGAGGTTTGTTATAGTTCAAGCAGCCTCGTTATTGTCTTTCCAGCTTCTACCCGCAGCTACTGACAAAATAGTATTAAGGCTGACGCCGTACTCTTGGGCTAAACGAGAGGCGGCGTTTTTCTCTTCCGGCTCGTATTTTTCCCTAATGCTGACTACATCTGACTTTGTAAGCTTTTTACCACCGTTACTTTTGCCCGTAAGGATGCTCCTTACAGTAACAATCGATACGTTAAACTCTTCGGCCAAGTCTTTGATTCTCGTTCTTTCAGCCCTTGGCTTATAACGTTCGCGAATCTCTCCCACTTGCTGCTTACTTAAGACCGCTGAAGGGTAAGTATTAACGCGATCAGCTTTAATCTTCTTTTTACCACGCTCGATATACAGGTGGTGAGGGTTAACACAGTTCTTGGGGCACCTGTCAGGGTCATGGTGCTTAATAAAGGCACCTTTCGGTATATTGCCTCGGAAAAGCTCCCATCCGACCCTATGAGCGGCCCTTGGTCGCCCTAGAGCGTCGGCACATTGGCCGTAACCTGTGTCTCCTACCTTTGCGCCATTCCAAACCCAACAGCCACTATTTGGGTCCGTTTGTATCTTATTGATAAAACGCTCCTGCACAGTCCGTTTCGGTTTGGGCCGTCTTTGTGTTAGTCTTTGTTCTGCTGTCGTCATTCTAATTATTTCTTTGGTTTAGCTTTCTTCTACTAAAGTACTTTTATCTCTTCGTTCTAAAGCGAAAGCTATTTGAGCGTTCAATTCTTTTTCAAAGAGTAGTTCTCCAGCTGCACGTATGCGTTGGTGAAGTGCGTGTAGATCCTCGCCCTCCTCAGCCTCATCTTCCAGTTCCACGCCGGGGCGTACTGACTCAAACTTACCAAGATTCACAGTTTGGCAAAACAAAACTTTTAAGCGCACAGTTAAGTCCTCCTTGGAGTGTCTTTACCATAAACCCTTAGCTGTGAAAATAGTAAAATTCTAATTCCTAAAGTTACCTTTATTAATCTCTTTGGAATTAAACTAATTCGACCGTCAAAATACTGACGCCTTAATTAATTAAGGTTTTAATATGTGGTCAAGGTTTTTATCAACGGATGGGAAAGCGGCGTAATTCAATTTCTGGTGAAAACGTAAAAACAGAAATTTTACTAGAAGACTCATTTACGGCTACTGAGTGGGAGTCGAGTTTAGATGCCCTTGGTGAGTACGACGTTGACGCATATTCAAACTTCATCGTTGAGATAGGTGCGGGGTTGAGTCGGTTCACTCCAGAAGTGCGCCTTAGAATCGCCGCACTAGGGGACGCTATATGGTGCCTCCAAAGAACTCCTAGAAATAGAAACAAAAAAGGAGCCGAAAGTGGAGGCGCTACAGCAAATAAATTAGCGGCTCAAGCTTGGATAAATGGAGATTGTGTTTCCGAGCCTACCTTTAGCTTCAAAGAAGTGTGTGAAATCATAGGCTTAGACCCACAAGCAACAAGAAAAGCTATTTACACTATGGTAAAAACACGTAAGTTCGACATACGCGAACTAGTGTTCTGGTTAAAATAATTCGTTTAAATTTCATTTTTACAGAGCAAAATTGCCTCTTCTCCCCCTCCCTACTTAGTAGGGCCATTTAGTCGGGTAGAGAAAAAAACTCCGCTCTTTCTTTTTTTCACAGTATTTACATCTGTTTTAGAATAAAAGGGAGATCGCTGTTGACACCTGAATAGGCATCTGCGATCTTACCCCCTTCCTCTGGGGTGCTGATTGAGGAAAAGCCTTTGTGGCAGAAGGAGTTTTCGTGGTGGAAGGTAGAGGGGTTGTTGGAGAGATATTTCAGAACGCTTATAAATCGAAGAAGATTCAGGGACTTATAAGAAGGACGGCGATTTTAGGTAAGCAGAGAAATGGCTTGGATGTTGAGGATAATTCCCAGATTGCTTGGGAGCAAGTATGGAAGATATGCGAGAAATTTGAGGGTTCACAAGACGAGGATAGACTTCTGGCTTACCTCAGTGTCGCAGTTCCAAGGAAACTTGGAAGAGTGAAGAAGATCCCTTCAGAGGAATTGCTCATTGGCTTTGATTTTGACTCCGTGCTCCCTTCATCTACTGCGAACACTGGTCTTCACGAATACTCTTTAGATATTAATAGATTTATCAGTACTGTAGATGATTTGGGGTTATCCCCACACATGGAAGTGCTTACTGGGAATTATGCCAACTTCCAGAAGTCTACCTCTGATGAAAGTTGTGCTGACCTCCTTGGCTTGGGAAGGTCCACTTTTCAGCGGAAAAGAAGCATCTTAAAGTCCAAGTTGAAGGAAGCTCTTGGATGTTGACTTTTCATTATGAGCCTCTCTACACAAAATTAGAAGGCCCTCCTAGCGAGATTGCTTATGTGAGGACTTTTCTAACTTTTTCTGAGTTGGAGGAATCCTTTTATGTAGAAGGGCTTAGTCTTCTTGAGCGTGGCAGTAAGATGCTTTCTGGTCTTATTCCTATGGTTACGAGGCAGTTAGATTCAATCTCGATGGATTATGAGATTGTTAATGAGCCTCCTTTGAACGATATAGAAGAAGTAAATGTAGATTCTGGCTTGTTAAATGGGGCTACGCTGAGGGATTACCAGCAAGCAATTGCTACCAAGGCACTGTACCGTAAGAGGGGTCTCGTAATATCGCCTACGGGTTCTGGTAAGACGATCATCTCAGCCGCAGTTGCTAAGTGGATTGAGTTGAACGAGGGGAAGAAGACCTTAATGGTCGTACCGGGCGTTAACTCACTTCATCAAATGTGGAGTCGGTGGACTGAGTACGGATTGAAAGATGTAGGCCGTCTTGGTGATGGCAAGAAAGACCTAGATGCTTTTCACTTACTTGCTGTTGTTAACTCTCTTCATAAGATTGGTCAGCAGAAGAAGTCCCATTTTTCGGAATGGTTGAAAGATGCCGTTGCCGTTCAGTGGATGGAAGTTCAGCATCTAGGTGCGCCTATGTGGGTGGGTACCGGCGTTGGGACTGACGCTCCATATCGGCTTGGTCTTTCCGCGACCCCGTTTAGCACCGACAAGCCTAAGACTCGTGCCGACTATACTATAATTGGCATGACGGGCGACCCAGTGGTTGAGCTTTCAGACTCAGTCCTGATGGATTTAGGGCATATGGCTACGCCCAGAGTCCATTTCCTTGAGGCTCGCTCTGAGGGTATCGGAGCCGAACGAGACTGGATGGTTGTAAAAAAGAAGGGGATCAACCAGAACGCCCCAAGAAATGATATGATTCGCGACCTTGCCGTTGGACTCGTAAAGCGTGGTCGAAAAGTGATTATATTGGTCACGGAAATATCTCACGGGAAGTTGTTGGGGAAAGCAATCTCTCAGGAGTTTTTTCCTGTCTTGATGTACCACGGCGGCTCTAAACTAATTACTTTCGATAATGGCCGCGAGATAGGCGCGAGGAAGACTCCGATCAATGAACTTCGAGACCAACTTGAAGAGGCCGAGGATGGGTACGTTCTTATTGGCTCCCCGGCAGTAGACGAAGACGCGGATTTTCCCGATGCGAATGTTCTTATTCTTGCAGGTGCTGGCAGGGCGTATCGACGTGTGATCCAACGCTCTGGCCGAGTGTTGCGGTCAAAGCCCGGTGAGAACACAGTCGATATTATAGATTTTAACGATAAGGGTTCATTTGTTTTAAAAAACCAAGCAGCTACGAGAAGAAAGTTTTTTCTGTCTCGTTATTCCAACGCGAGGGACTTTAAAGCGTTAGACTATTCTGATCCGAATCAGGTGGTTCGGGCTATTTGTGGAAATTTGGAGGGTGGAGATGAGTAAGACTTATTATACAGTGGGTAGTTATGACGATGCGTTTCAGGTGAAGATTGTAGCCTTAATCTTAAACGACCCCACCTTCCTCCCAAGGTATGCGAATACTATCGACTGGCGTTATTTTGATAGTGAGGCTTGTGCCCTAATCGTCAGACTTGTCAAGGATTACTACGATACAGGGAGCAGTAGTTATCGTGTCCCCATTCGCGAAGTCGTGAAGTCAATGGTGGTAAACGAGACCCGTGGAAAGAATGAAGAGTTTCAGCATATATGCTTACGCCTTCTTGCTGAGGTTTACGATATGGACATGCGCGACATTGACCAGATTGCCGATAAGGTGGTTGAGTTTGGTCGCGCCCGCTCCATGGAGGCCATGGTTACTCAGGCCGCTGATTACCTTGAGCAGGACAAGCCAGTTGATAATATATGGGAGTTGTTTGATCGTGGCCGACAGACCACTTCGTTTTCTGGCGACGAGTTGAACATTAAAGATCAGCTTATGGATATCGAAGATCTGATTGATGAGGACGATCTTTATAATCCTGAGAAGAAGATCCCTACCAGAATTCTAAGCCTAGACGGATTTATGGGTGGTGGTTTAGCTCGCAGGGAGGTTGGCGTCGTGTTGGGTTATACCGGTACGGGTAAGTCTACATTCCTTATCAACATGGGAGCCGCTGCTTTTCTTCAAGGCAACACGGTTGTTCATTTCACCGTGAATGAACTTGAGACCGTGGACCTAGCAGTTCGCTACGCTTCGAGGCTTTCCGGCGTACCTACGGCAATGATTGCTAGTCGCAGCGTCGGTGCTGCTTACAAGGAGAAGATGCAACGAGTCATGGCAGAGGTTGGCGATGCGGACCTAGTTTCGCAGTATGTCAGTCCGGGTACTTCAGTGTCGGCCCTGCGTTCTTTTCTTTCTCGCCAGATGTACAAAAAGGGGAAGGCACCTTCAGTTGTTTGCATTGATAATGCCGACGATTTGGCTAGTGCTCGCCGTGAGGGCGAGTCCTATGTGGAGAAGGGCCTTGTTTATACTGAGTTGAAAGCCCTCGCTCATGATTTCGGGGTCGCTGTTTGGACTGACACCCAGACCAACCGAAGTGCATCCAAAGGAGAGCATACTGGTCTGGAGATGATTAGCGACTCTCACAAGAAGGCTTGTAAGGCTGACGTTGTGGTTGCCATTTCGCAGACAATGGAAGAGTACACAGACGGGATTTGTCGATTGAAGCTCGTTAAGTGCAGACGTACAGGTAAGGGCGGTGAGATTAAGTGTTCGATGCAATCTGCTCGTATGCTTATACAGGAGCATGCAGGAGGGGTTTCGCCAGTTTCCTTGGCACAGGCAGCTAGCTGAGTTCTCAGGTGGCTACTTTAGATTACTCCCCGGTGTCCGAGTTAGGACTGGATGCCGGGGAAGGCCAGTTGCTATCGAATGGGCAAAACATTGCCCTCAATTGCTCTAAGTGCGTGAGTCGTGGGGAGCCTACGCCCGACACAAAATACAGGCTTCATGTTTGTGTTGATAGAGAGAGTAAAAAGTTCGGATACTATCATTGTTTTCGGTGCGGGTTTAAAGGGCGTCCAAAAGAAAAGGGCGGCATTAATTTAGCCTACTTAGATTTGTATCGGAGTAAGCGGAAAAAATTAAACGAGCCTGAGCCAGAAAAGTTAGAAGTTAAACCTATCCAACTCCCAGATGACTTTTCTTTACTTAGGGAAGGTATGTCTGCTTGGGATTACTTGATTGATAGGGGTTTGACTAAGGAAGATATAGAGTATTACAACGTCGGCATTGGGGAAGGGCGAGTAATTTTTCCTGATTACGACGAGGGTGGGGATTTATGTTACTGGGTCGGGAGAGCGTACGACGGTAGATTACCACGCTATAAGAACTGCTCCGCGACACAAAGTGCTAGGTCGAGTCAGATTTACAATCTTGGGCGTTTCAAAAGAGAGGGTGGTAGAGTTGCCACTTTGTGTGAAGGCCCCGTGTCTGCTATTGCTGCTGGGAGAAGTGGTATAGCTACTTACGGGAAGCAACTGTCTGAGCCTCAGTTGCGTATCTTGCAGTCTTTGGGTCTTTCTAAGTTGTATCTTGCGCTGGACCCAGACGCGAAAAGAGAGGCTTTGGAGCTTGCTCGTAAGTTAACTCATCACGTTGGCAGTTTATATCTAATATCTATGCCTATGGGCGAAGACCCAGCATCATTGGGCCGAGAAAAATTCTCGGAGTATAGGACTTCGGCAGTTAGGTATGGCCTTGGGGCCAAGGTAAGATTTTTGATGGATGCTAATGTTGTTTGATTGGGGTGGTTTAAATTGTCAGTGTTAACTCAAGCTGAATTACGCGCAGTTAATCCAAAGTGGGAAGATGAGGAGATAGCTTCGGCATGCGCTTCCCGTCAGAAGTGCTCCTATTGCCCTCATTTTCTGGACGACCCAATAAACGGTCAGATTCTAGTTAAGAGCCGTGGTTCTACGAATCCTCGCATAATGGTAGTTGGCGAAGCACCCGGTCCCGAGGAAAACCAAAAGGGCGTTAGCTTCATTGGTCCAGCGGCTAGGCACGGAGAGACCCTGCTCGAAAGGTCTGGTATTCCTTTAGATGATGTAATTTTTACCAACTTGGTTAAGTGCTACCCGCACAATCAAGATAGATCCCCAAGGAACCCGACTGAACAAGAAGTCTCATCTTGTATGAGTTACGTACTAGATGAGATAGAAAGATACTCTCCAGAGGTAATTATTACTCTTGGGAATATTGCTACTCGTTCACTTACGGGTATTTACTCTGCTTCTATCACATCGATGGCAGGGAAATTTTATCGCATAAAGATACGAGGCAAAGAGTATCTGGTTGTGCCCTCGGTACACCCTTCTGCGGATTTACATTCCAGAGGGAGATTTGAGTCCTCCATACTTCGTTCAGGGTCTTTAGCTTGGGGACTTATAAATCAAGTTGAGGTGCCTGTTCAGACGGAAATACTTAATTCTAACTGGAGTGCCGAGGGTTATCTTAAGGGGCTATTGCAGCAGTATCGAGATGGTGACATTACGGAAGTCGCATTTGATTTAGAATATGACACATCGATGTCCGATAAACGGTCTGAGTCTAATAGACTTGGAAACCTTGATTTATTTGATTCGGAGAAACAGTTGGTCGCGGCCTCTTTTGCTACTGATAGTTCTTCTGGTGTAAGTATTCCCCTTCACCACTTTGAGTCTAAAGTGGATGTGGAAAAGATAGCCCCATTACTTTGTCAGGTTTTAACCGAGATACCTACAGTTGTTCATGGATTCCTAAAAGCTGAAGGCCCGTGGACCCGCGAAAAGCTAGGAGTGATCCCTAATATGAATAGGGACACAATGTTAATGAGCTACGCGCTTCACATGTCTACTAGGGGGCATGGTCTAAAACCGTTGGCACAGGAGTTTCTGGGGTGGGGAAACTGGTCCATACCGGGAGATGCTTGGTTTAACGAACAACCAGCCGCAAAGCGTTCTTATAAGTACATGCCCATCGAAATGATGGGGAGGTACAGTGCGATAGACCCAGCAGCAACAAAAGCCCTGAAGGATGTTTTTGAAAAGAAGATAGAGGAAGAAGGGCTTTGGGGGGCCTACAATAGAAGGCACGAGTTGGCATACACTCTTTTAGACATTGAAGAGAGAGGTGCCTTAGTAGACATGGAGATGCTCCAAAGACTACGCGGTGAGTACCCTAAGATAGCGGATGCGGCTTTACAGAGGTTGCAGCAATTTGATGAGGTGAAGAGCCTTTACGACGGTAATTTTAATCCGAGGTCTTCGGCCCAGTTAGTAAATGTATTATTTGGGAATTTTGGTGCGCCAGTACTAAGTATGAACCCAGTCCTCCGAAGAGGGGAGAAGCCAGCAAACATAAAAATACCGTATAATCTGAGTGCAGGTTCTACATCAATACCGCATGCGATAAGCATTTCGACGCCTGCTGCTTGGCTTGGTTCATTAGGTGGGGAGAAGGGTGCGGAGAAGGTTGAGCTTCTTCACGATGACTCAATTGATGCTTTGAATTTAAAAAAGCCATTAAAGTACGACCATTCAGCACCGGTCTATCTGAATCCCGGCTCGCCTTCCGCTAGCGATTCCGTAATTGTTAAGCTCCTTAATGACCCCGCTGTTAAAAAGAATGAGAATCTCTACGCATTTCTTAGCGAGTTGCGACTTTATAAAAAAGTAAAGAAATTATCCAACGACTACTTTGAGACGATTCCAAAGAATATCGTTCCAGACACTAATCGTTTGACTATTAATTATTTAGCGCATGTTACTGAGACTGGTCGGTTGGCCGCGAGGAACATGAATATCCATTCTTTCCCAGCTTCGAGTGATGTACGCCGCTTGCTTGTGTCGAGGTGGCAATCGTCAGGCGGTTTAGTTTCTCAGATGGATCAATCTCAACTTGAGATGCGCGTTCTCGCTGCGCTTACTGAAGACGAGCATTTTATAAGTGTTTACTACAGTTGCCCTAAGTGTGATTATGTAGGTCGCCCAGAAGATAACGGGATATGTCCTAAATGCATGGTTGTTTTAGGGGGCGACCTGCACAGCATGACCGCAAGTCAGATTTTTAATAAAGACCAAGACAGTGTGACGAAAAACGAAAGGCGTTACGCCAAGACGATCTCTTTCGGTATTGTTTATGGTGCTTCGGCTTTTCTGATTGCGGATCAAACTGGTTTGAGCGTTTCAGATTCTGACCAAATGATTAAACGTTTCATGAAGCGTTTTTCTAGGGTAGCTTCATGGATTGGCGAGCAGCACAAGAACTTTGAGGCTAAGGGTTGGGCTAAATCTCCCTTAGGTACCAAGTTATTCTTTGAGAATTTCAACTCAGAGAAACGTTCCGAGAGAGAGCGCGGGAAAAGGCAATCACAAAACTACATCGTGCAGTCTGCTGCTGCCGAGATGGTTATTGATAGTTTGACTCTTGTGAACAATGAAATGAAGTCTATGCAGTCTCATCCGTGGGAGACAACCCACGATTCTATTGTTTTTGATCTTCACCCAGACGAGATAATGAAGGCCCTGAAGTTAGGGAAATCCTGTATGGAAGGTAAGATATTGGCCATGCACGATTGGATGACCGTCCCATTGGTCGCTGATGTAAACCTTGGAGTTCGTTGGGATGGTGACTTAGTTGTAAACTCTTTTGATGACGATCATTTACATGTAAAAGGTAACGGAGCCTATTATGACGAGACATTAGAGGCTTTACGTAAAAATTACGAAGTTAAGGAAGAGATCGTTTCTACTTACGAAGAGGGCGTGAATGACACAATCACCACTAAGTCTGGGTACTCTGGCGGATCTACTCGCAAGGATGGCATAGAGGCTATATGGAGGATCTAAATTGAGAATTTTCTTATTACTAGTTATAGTACTGTGCTCATCCTGTACATCCTCTCGCTGGTCAGTTCGCGATACGCCCCCAGCAGTTTCATATGAGTCATCGTTGATTGAGAAGTATAAGGACGGACATGTGCCAGAGGCGGCTAGCAAGACTGCTGAAGGTCGTAACTTTTTCATAACGGAAATAATTTACTTATCTAATGTTGCTTTTGATGATTACGAACAATCTTTGTACAAAGCCTCTAGTACATTTGAGATCATCACGGATCTTTTAATTTTAGGTCTTACAAGTTCTTCCGCTTTTGCGTCGGGGAGTGTTGTAAAGACTGTTTTGGCTGCAACTGCTGCTGCGACTACAGGGGTTAAAACTTCAGTAGATCGGGCATATTTCAAAGAGCAGTCTAGACTAGCTCTTTTGGCTAAGATGCGGGAAATGAGGCAAAGGCGATTAGTTATAATAAGGTCTTCTATGGAGTTACCCATAGACGCTTACCCTTTGACGGATGCGATGCTGGATCTTCAAGCTTATAACGGTGCAGGGAGTATGGTTGCAGCACTTCAAAGAATTACGGAAGAGGCGAGCATGGGTCTGGATATGGCTGATCAAGAATTATTGCATTTAAGGGGAGCAAAATTTTAGAATTTAGCCTCTTTATAAGTAAGGTAGAAATCCTTACAAATTAAGTAAAATAGGAGTTTGAATGAGTGAAAGCACTTTAAGTAATGAAATAAGAGTTTTTTTGGAGTCTTGTGATTTTGTCTCTGATGAGGACAAAGTTAGTATTCCAAGAATTAGTGCTGAGCTTGATGCTCAGATAATTAATGTATCCGAAGCAACCGATAGACACATGTCTTTAGCTGTTGAGTTGTCGTGGACAGCCTCGCACTATGCTGCTGTAGCAAAAGAAGCTAAGTTTAGGTTCAGTCGGAATGAAGCCTTGAAAAAGCTCGCTGTGCGTAAGGAGTCTGAGCGTCGGAAGCAAGAAGGTGCTAAAGGTACAGCAGTTCCAGAATGGGTCGCAGACGCAGTAACTATGTCCGATTCTGATTATGAAGAACTACACGCAGAAATGATTACCACAGAAAGACTTGCTAGTTTTTTGAATGAGCTACAATTTACTTTGAGCCAAAGAGCAAGACTTCTTGATAATATGGCTCGCGAAAGAGATAGAGTGCTGAACGCAGGCAACGACTACTAAGGAGAAATAAGAGTGAAGCTTAATATGGATTCGCTGCTCCAAGAGGAGCAGGAAAATAAACTAAAGCAAGAGCGTCGTGCAAACGGCGGTCGTAAAAAATTTAATCGAGATGAGAATATCTGGTACAACCTCACGGAAGGATCTCACCAGTTGCGCATTCTTCCTCCCGGCTACGGGGATGAGTTGTATGTCCCGAATGGTGGCTTCGGGATGGTGGTATATGACCACTGGAATCCACCGGGATTTAAGGGTGAGGCAAGGGACGGTAAATTCCGATGCCCTGCACGCAGTTTCCCAGAAAGCGGTATCGAGTGCCCGATTTGCAAAGCGATGTCTAAACTTTATGATTATTGTGATGACAATGACATTGGTGACGCCGAGAAAAAGAGATTGATTGGGCGTCATGGGTTGCGAGGCCGCGCTTATGTGAATGCGATTATCCGTGACTCGAACGATCAGACCACTGTAGACTTTAAAGGCGAGACCGTTTCGGTACCTAAAATATGGTCAGTGGGGCTACCCATGAGCGTCTATGGTTTCATTCGGGAAAGTGCCGTTCGGAAGAACTCGAAGGGGAACTTCTTGATTGGCGACTTCACTGATATTGAGAAGGGTTATGACGTTATCGTCACCCGTACAGGTGAAGGACTTGATACCAAATATGACGTTATGTTCGACCCAGAAGGGAAAAGTCCTCTTCTTGACGATGAAAACCTCGCAGAGGCCGTTCAAAGTGCGGGACACAACTTTGGGAAAATGTTCAAGCACCCCACGGAGGAAGACCTTCAGCGTGGCAAGACTTTGGCAGATGGGATCCTCGGTCTGCTTGCGAGGTCTGGCGATTTTTTTGAAGAGCGCGGCTCAGAAGTAGCTTCAGCACAGCCGAAAGCTACTTTTACTGGGTCGCGTCCCGAATGTTTTGGTTTTCATGTCGCTGCGTTGAAGAAGTGTATGATTTGCCCTGTTGAGGTGAATTGCCAACACGACGACGCTACTACATCTCGCTCGCTTGAAGAGCGTCAACAGAAGCACGAAGATGTAGTCCCGTTTTAATAAATGTTTGTTGTCGTAGATGGGAATCATACGCTCCACAGGATTCTGCGGGTGCCGTATTTAACATCAAGCGATAAAGGCGTTGGTGAGAAGTTTGGTGGCGTTGCTGGGTTCCTCAAAAGTCTTCAATGGCTCTTGAGGAACTCAGCACCAAAGCGTTGCATTGTTGTTTGGGATAGTGGTTTGTCTGAACGGCGTCTTTCTCTTTACCCAAATTATAAAGGTAGCGAGAACAAGAAGCCGTTAGACGAAGAAGCCGATCTTTATTTGCAGAACTTTTCTCTGCAACGTTCTTACTTAAACAAGCTGCTTCCATTACTTCGAGTAAACATAGTTGAGTTACCTAGAGCAGAAGGTGACGATTTAATTTATGAGTGCGTTGAAGTTGGTAAGTCTTCTGGATTCGGAAAGTGCGTAATTGTTTCGGAAGATAAGGATTTTATGCAGCTTATAGACTCCGATGTTTCCTTATATCGCCCTGTTAAGAGGGATTACGTCAACGATTCTAATTTTTTTGATGTGGCAGGAGTGCGGAAAGATGCATTTCTTTTATACCGCGCTATTTGCGGAGATGCGTCAGATAAGATTTATGGGGTCAAAGGCGTTGGAGATAAGACCGCAAAAAAAGCAATAGAAGAAAGCGGTGCCTTAGATCCAGCAGCCATTTGTAATTGGGCCTGCACGCAAAAAGAATCCCGTTTAAAAAAGATTTCTTCGGAGGAAAATATCCTTAATAGAAATCTTCAATTAATGCGCCTTGGTTTGGAGGAGTTCGATGAGAGTGTTTTGCGCTCCATAGGTGACGGGATCAGGTGTGATTTAAAGTCAGGGTTTGAAGACGCACTGAGTATCTTGGTAGACATGGAATTTAGGTCAATAACCCGACAGTATGACTCTTGGATTACACCGTTTGTCCGAATAGGTGCAAATAGAAAACCTTCCAATAGGAGAAATTAAGTGGCTAAAAAGCGTTCTACAAGTGCCGCCACTGGGCTGGATGCTCGAATGGAGACATTGCGTTCAGTAGTTGGCGAAATAAATAAAGAGTTTAAACAAAGTGTAGCTAGTTTAGCCCATGATGGTTTAAGGGGAGATGTTCAGGGTTTTGTACCTACAGGACTTTTGATGCTCGATTTGATGCTTCATGGCGGTGTGCCATTGGGTCGAATGATCGAGATCAGTGGTCGCCCCGGTATGGGTAAGTCCACTTTGGCAGCGCATATATTAGCGAACTGTCAAAAAATGGGGGGCACGGCAATTGTCCTTGATTCCGAAAACTCTTGGACGACGGAAAGAGTTCGAGACCTTGGCTTGGATGCTAGTGCCTTGATTCAGTTTGAAGCTAACACAGTGGAAGAAGGTTTTTCTTTAATTAATGCCACCTTGCAAAAGTTAGAAAAGCTCCAAACTAAAGGTGAAGAAAAACCTCCTGTAATTATTATTTGGGATACCATTGCAGCGTCTCCTTGTGAGAGGGACATTGACCCAGACAAAGCTGGCACTGCCATGGATAAGCCTAGAGCTATCCATATCGGGATTAAAAAAATCTACAACACCTTAAGAGACAGCAGAGCCTCTTTAGTTTTTATTAATCAAATTATTACAAAAATGTCGAGCTTTGGCGGACCTACTGATGAAACGCCCGGAGGTTGGGGAATTAAGTTTGGAGTATCTCAGCAGATCCGTCTTGGTACTGTTGCTCAAGGGAAGATTGTTGTTGCTGGCGAATTGGTAGGGAATATAATTAGAGCTAGGATTACCAAGAACAAAATACCGGGAGAACGAGCTAAAGACTTTGAAGCACGCATTCCTTTGCTTTTTGATGGCGGCTTCAACGACGATATAGCTAATTTGATGTTTTTGGCTGAAGGCCAAACTATGTCTGGGAGTAGCAGTAAAAAGCTGGGAGGAGATTGTGAACAACTTCAAAAAGGCAAAGCTGGTATTTACTCTGCCGTTTACAACGAGGAAGAACTGAAATTTAGAGTACTTGGTTTTCCTGCCGTACTGGACACTCACGATGGTATGCGAGAGTGGTTAATTGAGATGGTAAAAGAAAGATTCCTGAAGCCAGTTAAGGCTGTGGCGAAACCTTATTCGGAGGGTCCGTGATCGAATCTTTGACACTAAAGAACTTTCAAAGTCACGCAGAAAGCTCTTTAGACTTTTCTCCGGGGGTCAATGTGATCCTTGGGGACACAGACAGCGGAAAGACTTCTATACTTAGAGCTATAAACTGGGTAGTTACTAACCGCCCGAGGGGTGGCTCTTTTATCAGAAAAGATAAGAAGTCTTGTAGCGTTTTGGTTCAAACGAAAACTGGAAGTGTGGAGCGGCAAAAAAAGTCTTCGTTTAACGGGTACAAGATAAAAACTCTAGAAAGTGAAGGGGCGTTTACTGAGGTTGGGACAAGCGTCCCCCAAGAAGTGCTGCCTATAATCTGCTTAGGGGAGATCAATACTCAAAGCCAACTATCGTCACATTTTCTTGTAGGGATGTCGGCTGGGAACATTTCTAAGTCACTATCGGAGCTTTTAGGTTTTGAGTTTGCAGACGGTTTGGCCTCTCTTGTAAAGAGTGGCAGCACTCAAGTCTCAAAGGATGTGTCAAGGTTATCAGAGGAGACATCCTCCCTCGACTTAAAGTTGAATGTTTTAAAGAGAAAACTTGAAGCTAAAGATAAAGTCGAAGAATCTAAAAAAATATTTAATACATTAAACGAGATTGCAGTAAATTTATCTACTCTAGAGATGCTTTTATCTACATATAAAGATGCGAACTCTAAACTTAAAAGGGCAAATTTAATTCTTTCCAAGCTAGGTTTAGTTGATTCAATTTTAACTAAGTTTGATAATTTAAACTCTTCTTCCATAGGACACAGTAATTACGAAGTTCTTTTAAACAAACTAAAAAAATCTAACTTTTATTTAGAATCTAATAAAGTACGCCTTTATAGTTTTGTCGATATTGACGAAGTGCCTAAGAAAATATCTGAGTTGGATTCTTTTGTTTTTCAAGCGAAAGATTTGTTGAAGTCAGTTCAAACTTTAAAAAGTCACTCGTTGTCGGTTCTTAGTGTTAGATCAGACTCTGAAAAGGCCAATGATGCCTTTGATAAAGGTTTAAAAGTTTTCGAGGCTGCGGTCGATGAACTCGATCACTGCAAAGAATGCTTAAGAGAGTTTACGGAAAACGACCGGGCTATTGCTAAAGGCATTGGGCAGTGAAGTTTGTATTAATTGGAGATGCTCATCTTAGAGACACCGCCCCTTCAAGGCGCGTGGATGATTTTGTTGCCGCACAAGAATACAAATTAAAAACTGCATTTTCGATTGGTTTAGAAAACGAAGCCCCGATAATTATGACTGGGGATGTTTTTGATTCACACGACGCCGCACTTGGTACTTTGGTTAAGTATTTGCCAATATTTCAGTCTTACCCCTATGGCGTTTACTCGCCGCCGGGAAACCATGACTTGTATGGTGCCTCACTAAGTACGGTAGGTAGGTCGGCCTTAGGGGTTGCGGTAGCATCTAATGCAATAACTTTATTAAGTCACGACCCCGTCATGGTAGGTGACTTTGCATTATTTGGTCACAGCTACATGCACAAAGGTAAGCCTGAACCTTTAGACGGCTCCCGTAATATTTTAGTTACCCATGAGATGGTCTTGATGGATAAGCTCTGGAAAGAACAAGAAGACTTCTTGTTTGCGGATGATTATTTACGTAAGTCTTTAGGGTGGGAGATAATAGTTTGTGGGCATTACCATTACTCTTTCATAAAAGAGAGAGGTAGTAGAAAAATTATAAATCCGGGTGCCTTGGTCCGAATAAAAGCCTCTAAAGGCGACATGGCCCTTAAACCGGGCGTTGTGGTTTACGACACAGAAACTAAATCCGCAAAACGTATTTCTTTTGATGTTCAGCCTTCTTCGGAAGTATTCAAACCTGCACCTAAGAAGCCTAAACCTTCCGAGGATTTAATTGAGTTCGCTGGGGTGTTAGCACAACAGCATTTATCTAAATCTACAGAAATACCAAGGTTCGATACTGTCTTACTTGATGTAGTTGAGAAATCTGGTTGTTCAGAAGATACAAAAAAATTACTTCTTAAATATAGTGCTGAGTTGGAGGGTGATAGTGGTTGAGGCAGGGTCTTTAGAGTCGTTGAGGGGTAGAGTCAGCAAATTACAAGAAGCAAAGCTGGAAGCTGAAAAAGTTGTCTTACAACATCAGGCTGCTTTTGACGCTGCTTTGTCTAATTTAAAAGAGATGTTTAATGTTTCTAGTTTGGAGGAGGGCGAGGCTCGTTTAAGTGAGTTAAAACTTAAAGTGTCTGAACTTAGCTCTGAAGTAGAGGCTTTAGTTGCATCTGCGGAAGCTGCAATAAGCTCAGACTAATGGATATAGCGGGTTTAAAAGACAGGGTTAAGTCGGTTGTAAATGACGACCCCAGACTGTTCGCTACGGACGCCAATATAAGCTTATCTGCGCTTTACTCCTATATGAGTGGTCGTCGCATGCCTTCGACGGTTATTCTTTATCAAATCTCTAAAGCTTCCGGGCGTCCAATGGAGTGGTTTTTAATTGGTGGTAAACTTGAAAGTAGAAGAGCTAGAGAGTCGTCTTTCTAGGGTAGATAAACATTTGGCTAAAGTCGAAGGGGCGCACGAACTCGTTGAGTTGGAGTTGGCTGGTAAGTTAGCTCAGTTAGCTTCGGCAAAGCTGAGTCAAAAATCTCATTTAGAGGCTCTCCCTGTATCTATTCAAGTTGGACAAGCATACCGAGAGCTAGCTCTAAACGAAGTTCAAAGTCTGGTTTCTCAGGCATTGACGGCTGTTTTTGAAAGACCTTATGAGTGTCGCTTAACTCAAGTCGTTAAACGTGGACAGCCTGAAGTCTCAATTACGGTAGTCGATGGTGATAGAGAGATGGACCCCGTTACATCTATGGGTGGTGGTATTTTAGATGTTATATCGTTGGCACTTAGAGTAGTTGTCTGGACTTTAATGCCAAACAAAACAGATGGCGTGATAATTTTGGACGAGCCTGCTAGGCTTGTTAATTCTGAAACATCAGTAAAGAATTTGGGTTCTTTATTGAAGCTGTTGAGTGAGTCTCTTTCTGTGCAGTTTATAGTTGTTACTAATCGTCCCGCCCTGAGTTTAGGGGCATCTAGAGTATTTGAAGTGAGTAAAGAGGGAAATGAGTCAAGAGTCAGAAAAAGAGATTAATCCCTTATACGTTAGACTTGAGTCTGCTGGTGTTTTGGAACCTTTTAATTTGCTCCTTTCAAAGCACAGCATTGGCAAGGAATTACGTGTGGAGTTAGAGGCCGTTTTAAACGAGCATGCGCCTCTTTCTAAAAAGTATCATCAAGGGTTGATTGACCTTCAGCGGGGCTATCGAATTTCTCCTGACTTTGTTGAAAGCTTAGGAGAACTGCTTGCCGGTGTTAAGACGAAGACGAAAGTTACAAGCAAGAAAGCGGCGGCTAAGAAGGTGAAGAGTAAAAAAACAGTTAGTAAAAAAGTATCTAATCAAAAAGAACAACTTCCTATAAAGGTTACTGCGGAAGTTGCAGGACCGACTAAGGAGGGTCTTGTTTTGAAGGTCGTTGTTCCTTGGTCAGAGATAATTTCTAACATACCCCCAGAGTTGTTGAGTTCTATCACTAAGCCTGAAGAGCCTTCGTCGGCAGGTGGTTTGGAAAGTCCTCCCGTTAAGGCTGGCGGTACTAGGGAGCGTGATTTTTCCAAGCCGGATATTTCTGATGACGATGTATTAGCTCGTTATCAGTCTGCCGTTCTTGACCCGTCACCCGAGTCGATGTGGGACCAAGTTCTACATCTTGTCACTGGTTCAGACAAGGTTTCCTTAGATCGAGTGGCTGAGCGTTTAGGGTCAGACAAAGAAACTATTCGAGACTTTGTTCAGACTGCGTACGGGGACATCAAGAAGTATGTTGAGATTAGGTTAGAAGGTGACCATGTCTCGGCAACTTACAAATAAATTTAGTGAAGGCGGTGAGTCTAAGTGGCATGTTGCTTCTTTATCTTGGACAGAGCCAGAGATAGAACTTTTAAAGTCTCTTTTGTCTAAAGGTTTAGAGATTGACGAGATCGCTTCGAGACTGGATCGGACTTACCTTGGGACAGCGCATAAAGCTGCTGCTGTTTTAACCTTAGGTGAACGAGGGGGTAAACCCTTAAAGGTACCTAGAGGCAAGGGGTTAAGTAAGAGAGAGGTCTCTAAGCTGTGGGGTTCGGTCAAGGGTTGGAGTAAAACTTGGACAGGGTTTTGTCGGCGGCATAAAATTGACGCTGTTTTAGCAGCTTCTGCTATGGATCTTTATTTTCCAGACGAGTGGCCTTCTGAGGCTGATCGCCTTGGGCTTGAAAAGGCGTCCTGTCCGGGCTGTGCAGCCTTTTTTTACCGCGCTAAGGTCAAAGGCAGGGCTACCTGTTCAAATCGCTGTACGGGCCGTATACGGCGCGATTCTGAGTACTTTGATGGTATGCGTATGGAGGCCGTTGGGATGGCCGAGGGTGTATGCCAAGTTTGTATGGTTAAGCCTAAGAGGGGCCTTTCGGCGCACCATGTTCTAGGTAAGGGTAACGATCCTGATAATAAATTGATGGTGGCACTGTGCGTAGGGTGCCATCAATTGGTTACGGACTTGTCCCTGCGAGGTTTCCTTTTTGACCCAGACGCTTGGGTTAGGCTTATAAAGCTCGTGCTTATGCGTAAGTATGTTAATTTGGAAGATTTTAATAAAAATGCTTCATTTTCTATTGATGTTAGTTGGAGTCCTCTATCCTTGCTAGAATATTGCGAGGGTGAGGGTATCGACCCTGAAGATTTCAAAAGCGTGACTGAGGTTGTAAAATGAAAAACAATGTTGAGATTTTAGAGGTTTCGGAGGTAAACACTCCGTCACCAAATAATACAGTGCGAGCTTATAAGTGCCCGTGTTGTGCTAAGCTTTTTAGTAGCTCTACACTAGCCGAGGATTGTCTCAAAAATCATGTGATGACCATTACTGAGGATTAGTTTTGAGGTTTTAAATAAAAATGGGTGTATCAGTCGAAGGACCAGTTGACGATTTAGTTCGATTAGCCTTTGAAGAGTTTGACAGTAAAGCTGCCTATAAGGCGTACCATAGGCACCTTACTTACAATTCTAAAAATTCTATAGATCGTGCTTTTCGGGCATTAATGCCTTTATTTGGGGTAATGCATCGTCAGGGTAAGTTTCATCGACACGAAAGCCCTAGAGTAATAGATTTTGTAAATTACGCTTCTTTTTCTTTATTTACTGAACTGAGGCGAGTGCGTACGAGTCTGTACGGTGTATCGATGGCCCACTTCATCGTTCATTTCAGGCGCGTTATTCGCGGTGGCGTTTACCAGCAGATAATTTCCACGGAAACTACTAGGATTGTAGATTTTGGCTATAACTGCAAAGTCTATACTTGCGGTTCACTGATTACGCATTCCGATGTAGAAGCTAAAATGATGCTAGAATCGATACCTTCAATTCTTTGGCACAAGGTCTGTGAAGACTGTAGGTTTAAGGATGCTTCCCGGCGACGTATTTGTGCTTATATTTTAGGTCGATTCGTCCATGGGAAAAGGCCAGTACTAAAAGTTTTAAAAACTCATTTTGGTCTAAGTAAAGAAAAAGCTCAGTTTTTTGAAGATTACGTTTTAGTCGCTGCTCGTCGCGTTTTGGTTGAAATGCGTCCTAATGTGTTACGCTCTAACGAGGATGCAGCTTTTTTACTTGGGGGTGGCCCACTTGATTACTCCCAAGGAGCGGCAGCATAGTTTTAAAAATGGAAGACGATTTACACCTATTAGACAAAGATATTGAGCCTTATGTTGATGTTTTTGTCCCTTTGCTTTTAAAAGAGTGTGAAGAGACTCTTTTACCTGAGCTTATCGCCGTATTTGGCGAAAGTGAGCTTTTGAAGTTTCTTGATGTTTTTGCAGGGACTACTTTTGAAGTCCCTGACAGGTCTATTATCGTCAGGCTCGCTAGAGACGCTAGGATTTATGTGGCCTTAACAAAAACTGACATAACTTACGCTGAGCTAAGCTCAGAGTATGATTTGAAGGAAGAAAGCCTTCGTAAGTGCTACAATAGAGTAGAGAGTATCCTTAAAGCGGTAGGTGCAAATGTCGCAGGGCGAAAGAAAAAAAGCGGAAGAAATAAATCTAGGTGAGTTTGACCCATTGAGCGTACTTGATGGTGCAGACGAGCCTGAAGAAGAGTTTTCTGTATCCAGAGCGCGTGAGTCACTTAGAGTAATCTCTGGGATTGCTTCTTCTGGTAAGAGGGAAGATTCTGTAGATTCGCGTACAGAGCAGGGAGCTTTAGAGAATTATCAAGATGATTTAAAATCTTCCCAAGTTGCTTATGCTCGCTATCAAGCTTGGAGAAGGGATCAAGCTCTTGATATGTTGGGGCGTGTTGAGAATAAGTTGTTTGCTCCGGGAAGGCCGCTCTCCAATCAAGACCTTTTAAGGCTCAGGGAGTCATTAAGCAAAGAAGTTAACGATTCCACCCAGAATATAGACAGAGTTATTGACGGCCCTCCAGTTGTTGTTGACAACAGGAGTATTAATGTGACCGTCGAGGGTGCGTCTAAAGAAGATAGGGCTTCCCGTGCCGCCATGTTAGACTTGCTTCAAGCAATCGATATAGAATTATCTTCAATAATTTCTACGCCCGAGGTTAAAGAAGAAGAATCTTCCGCTAGCCCTGTAGAACTAATTGCCCCAAACGAAGGTACTGAGGTTATCGAGGAGGGGGTTATTTTAGATGAGCGAGAAGAATCCAGATCTACCGATCCTGAGTGATGAAGATAATACTCGATTTGATGCACTTGTAAGGGCATTACTCCAAGACCAAAAAAGAGTAGATCTCTTAGACCAGCTTAACCCCAAAGATAGAGAGTACTTGTTTGGACTTCTAAAAGGTCGCCTTAATGGTGACTTAGAGGGTCAGAGGAATCTTGAGAAAGACGCTTGGGATTCTGTTTATTTAAGAAAGCCAGTAACAATAGAAGAATTCATTGACTCTGAGTTTTTTGTGGGTAAGTGGTACAGAGAGAACTTGTACGACTGTTGGAAAGAAGACATTTGTAAAGTAATTAACTCAGGAGCAATCGAATGGGTACTGTCAGGGGCAATTGGTATTGGTAAAACAAGTGCAGCGATGCTCGCGACGATGTACAAACTTTACCAAGTCACTTGTATGCGAGACCCCTGTGGTTTTTACGGTTGCACAAATATTGTATTTGGCCTTTTCTCAGTAAGTTTGAACTTAGCACAAGACGTTGAAGCAAACATGCTCATAACTCGATTAAAAGAGTCTGAGTATTTTCGTCAAGTGGTCGGAGTGTCAGAGGACGCGATTGGTGGAAAGAGTGCCCGTGGAACAATTCTCAGATTCCCCAATAACATAAAGTTCTCTTTCGGTTCTCAAGGCAGTCACGCCTTGGGCCAAGACGTTTTTTCAGCCATTGTCGATGAGATTGCTTTTTCTAAATCGGTAGGGGCTAAACAAGTTAGAGACCTGTACAACTCTGTTAAAACTCGCCTTGAGTCTCGATTCATGACAAACAAAGGTCGTGTTCCGGGGCTTCTCTGCATTGCATCCTCAGCTAATGCCGAAGGAGATTTCTTAGACGAGCACTTAAAAAACTCAACCTTAAAAGACAAAGTACACATATCGTCATTTTCTTTGTATCAAGTCAAAAGTTACCCCGGACAACGGTTCCGTGTGCTTGTGGGTAATAAGTTTCACACTTCTAGACTGTTAGACAAGGTCGAGCGTAAGGAAGATGGTAGGTATAAAGTAACTCCAATTGGTGGGGATGTACCTGAGGATGTTAGAGTAGAAGAAGTACCAATAGCTTGGTACGAACGCTACAACGAAGACTTAGAACGATCCATTAGGGATATCTCAGGCATAGCTCTTTACGCTGCATCTCCTTTCTTCGGAAATAGGGAAAGGCTGCATACATCAATTGATCCAGATAGATATCATCCATTCACTGTAGATCAGCCGATTTTGTCGATTAAAGATGACGATATGACGCTTGAGTCAATCTTTAAGCGAGAAAGCGTATTTGAGGAAGTTGATTCTTTTAGACACATTTACCGTCCAAAGATTAACCCAAGCTCTCCTCGGTTTATTCACGCTGACTTGGCTTTAAAGCATGACTGCGTAGGGCTTGTATGTTCTCATCTATATGGCTTTAAACAAGTGGAGAGGCCAGACATGCAGGGGGTTCCGCAAAAGACGACTTTGCCGGTTGTTTATGTTGACTTCATGGTCAAAATAAAACCCCCTAAAGGCTCTGAAATCGACTTTACAAAAATAACTAGTTTTATTTTTTATTTACAAAAGCTTGGGATGCCGATAGGCGCAGTTACTTTCGATAAGTTTCAATCTAACTACCACCAGCAGATTTTTAAAAAGGCTGGTTTTGACTCTTTTGAAATATCTATGGATAGAACACCCACTGCCTATCAGACACTTAAAGCTGGCTTTATGGCAGGGTGTATTAATTACTACATGTATCGGCCCCTGATGGACGAGTTAACATCTTTGCAAGTTGTGCATAGTAAAAATTCAAATCGAATGAAAATCGACCATCCGCCAAATAGCGGTAAGGATGTTGCCGATGCGTTAGCTGGTAGTCATTACGCGGTAGTCACATCGAAGTACACCGAGAATCAACTTACTCAAAATACTATACTAGAAGAACAGTTGAAAAAAACAAACGAGCCACCTCCTGCTACAGACCCTGCATCAATAATTGGCACGGACTGGTTAATGTCTGACTACGATGAAGCTGAGAGAGTAACAGGTATAATTGGAGACAAAACCAATTTGCCGGGTTGGTAGAGTTAATGGTTAGTGCTAAGCTATTATTCGTGGGGGTTTTTTTTGACTAAACGAGAAGTAGCTAGGAAGGCTGCGACAAATCTTGGACTGCCTCAGAATAAGTTTGAGCAGCAAGTGAACGAGTTCTTGAGGGTTGCAGCTGATGCCCTGATTGACGGGGACGAGATTTGGCTGGCACCCTTTGGACGCCTATATGTGCGAAAATACGGTGGTCGTGAGGGTAAGGAGCGCGTGTGGCTTAAGCCTTCGGTTGCCTTTAACAAGGTTTTAAGGGCGTCTCCTCTAGAGGCACCTGCTTTTTATTCTGAGATAATGGATTCACTTTTAAATGAGGACTAAATAGTGGCAAATCGATTCCAAGATGCAATGCAAAGGCTCTTTGCTCGTCCAGAGATTTCTGAGCCGGGTGCGCCTGTAGGGGACCAAGCTGCTCAGTTTTCTCCTATGGCTTCTTATTATCGTTCGAGGATGGAGTTATCTTCTACTCGTATTAAGAAGTACAAAGACTACCGAGACATGGGAGAAGATACTTTAATCTCCGGTGCGCTTGATATTTACGCAGACGAAGCTTGCCAAATGAGTCCCGTACACCATGCTTCATGTTGGGTGAACTCTCGCAACCAAAGGGTCTCAGTAGAACTAACTCGTATGCTAGATCGAGTGGATATTGAAGATTACATATTTGGCATAGCACGTTACTTAGCGCAGTTCGGTGACAACTTTATTCGGCCATTAGCTAGCCCGGACAAGGGTGTGGTTGGAATTGAGTTCATGGAAGCAGAAGATGTTGAGCGTCTAGTCGATAAATACTCAAGGTTGACTGGATTTAGAGTTGCTCCTTTTGGTGATAGGCCATTTGCTCCATGGGACATGGTTCAATTTAGAATCATGTCGCGTACGCAGACCGTGAGGCAAGGAGGTTCTGTTTATGGAACTTCCATGCTTGAAAATGGTAGGCGCACTTGGAGGCAGTTGACTCTTCTAGAAGATGTTTTAGTTATTTACCGGTTAGAGATAGCTGGACGGCACAGAATTTTTTATATCGATGTGGGTGGCGTGAGCCACGATCAAGCCTTAGCACTGACCCGCCGCTACCAGAGGTACTTCGGCAAAAAGCAATATTTTAACCCCGAGTCAGGTGATTGGACTTCAAGGTTTAATCCTTTGAACTTAACGGCAGATATATTTTGGCCTATAAGGAAAGACTCAAACAGTCGCATTGATTATCTTGGCGTAGACCCTAACGTTACCGGGGTTGTTGATATTGAATACTTCCGTGACAAACTTTTTGCTGCGCTGAAGATTCCTAAAGCTTACATAGGTCTCGATGCGTACTCATCTGTAAAATACGGCCTTGCTCAGATTGATGTTACATTTGGTCGTGCGGTGAAAAGACTTCAACGTGCTGTTATTAATGGTCTTACAAGGTTATGCCAAATTCACTTGGCTCTCATTGGTATAGACCCACTGCGACCTGAAAATCAATTTACGTTGCAAATGATGTCACCGTCCACCTTAGATGAACAACAACGGATGGAGGCTATGGACCTTTCTCTTAACTTAGCTCAAAAGCTTCAAGAGATGGGACAAATTCTTGGAGTAGAACAAGAAGCTATGCAGTCTTACATTGTTAGGAATATTTTAGGTTTAACTCCATTCGATTTAAGACCAATACTTGAGCCTGAAGCTGAAGTCGCTGTGGACGCATCTTTAGCGGACTCAGTTGATACTGGCTCCATCGATGATTTATTTAGCGACGAGGCTCTAACTTCTTTAGTTGAAGGCATAATAAAAGAGAAGAACATTGATTTGACTTCACTAAAAGAAGGGATTGGTCTAGGCGGCGTAACGGAAGGCGGCGAAGAGGAGCCTTTCATGGGCGAGATGACAGAAGAAGAGTTTGAGAGTGTTCGCTCTTCTTTGAAATCCGCAAAGCCAGAAAAGAATTGATTAGGTATTGTCGTGCCCAAGGGTCGTTTAAGTTTAGCGGGTAGATTGTTTGAAGTATTAGACAAAGATCCTAAAGCTTTGCTTGATTTACTTGAGGCTAAGCATTTAGCCAATCATGGTGGTGCCCCACACCGTGATCTTTGGATAAAAAAGCATCATTTACGTTACCCCGAAGAAAAAACCGACAAAGAGAAAAAAAATACTAAGCAGTCTTATTTAGCTTCAGCTGCGCTTGCTTCTTTAATTGCTTTAATTAATAAAAGGCTCCTTGCTAACTTCTTTAACGCTGGGCAAATCCTTAAGAGGATGAAGCAGGCAGACGCTAATCAGCAAGCTAAATTAAAAGCTCGGCTAAATGCCGAGGTTGCTGCAAGTAAGAAGTTTCTTACAGACGCTTATCGTAAAAGCTATCTTTATGGTTTGCAGTCCACAGGCATGCCGATGCGTTTTGGTACTACAAAGTCCTTGTCTAATAAAGAAAGGATTTGGCTTGAGGATGGGCTAAAGCAAGAGCTAAAGTTTTTTGATGGCTTAGTTGGTGAAGTTAAAAGTGGCCGAGAAGTCGCTGCGTTGGTACCTCGAATAAAGATGTACTCGGACGCTCTTTCCGCAGCATACTCGGCAGGGCAAGTAATAGGTACTTCTACAGATACTTTAATTCATTGGAAGTTAGATCCAAATGCTAACCATTGCCCTGACTGCATAGAGATTGCAAAAGCTTCTCCGTTTACAAAAGATACTCTGCCGACTCAACCAAAAAGCGGTTGGTGTCAGTGTAAGTCTAATTGTAAGTGTACTTTATCGTTTGAGCCTGCTAGCAAAGATACAGTTGATCGAGTTAGAAAAACATCGCTTCCCATGAGTTACTGGAAGTCTCGTTTAATTGGTTTAAAACGCAATACTAGATAAATTAGTGGGGACTTAACTAATGGGTGACTATCAAAAAAATAAAGAATCTGTTTCTCTTAAAGAAGAGACAAGAAGCAATGGAGAAGATTCTTTACCTATTTTAGCTTTAGAAGATTACGACATCCCAGAGGAAGAGGAAGAGACAGTAGAGAATACCGTGGGAGGTTCTGTCCGCTATGCTTTTGTAGGGAGCGGGCAAGGCGGCGGTAGATTAGCGGAAGCTTTTTACTCTCTAGGCTACAATAAAACAATTTGTGTCAACACTTCACCTCAAGACCTGCACGGTATTGGGGTGCCGGAAAGCCAGAAGATATTATTAGAGGCGGGTGCTGGCGGTGCTGGCAAAGATATGGTTGCCGGTGAAGATGCTCTCGTAAAAAATCAACAGCACGTCTACAACGCAATGAAGCAGATATTTGGTAAGCATGTAGATCATTTAATTATCTGCGCGGGTGCAGGTGGTGGTAGTGGTGGTGGGAGCTTAATCCCTTTGATCATGATTGCAAAGAAGTACTTGCAGTATTGTGGTTATGTCGAAGATGTTGATTCAAGAGTTGGCGTTTTAATGACACTCCCCACTAATGGGGAGGCAACTTCCGTCAAAGTCGCTACAAATTCTTATACGCTTGCCAGTAAAGTTTCCGATCTTGCGGAAGCAAACTCTATCTCACCACTACTTGTTTTAGATAATGATAGGACGCAAAAGCTTTACGGTAATAGTAAGAAGCTCACGATGAAGAACTTCTGGCCGACTATAAATGCTAACGTGGCTACGTTGTTCGATATATTCAACCGTGTAAGTTCAAAGCATTCTGATTATACTTCTTTTGATCCTGCTGATTACCAGACTATCACCAAAGCAGGTGGTCACACGATTATGGGAGTTACAAGTATTCATCCCGCAAAGCTTAACGATGAGACTGAGGTCTTTAAGCAACTTAAGGAGTCCTTGAGCAAGACCCTGTTAGCTGATGGGTTTGATCTTACGACTGCGACGTGTGCCTCTGCAATTATTGTCGGTGGGAAAGACACCTTCGAGAACGTTGAAGGATTACCGAATATAATTGATTATGCTTTTGACATGTTAGCAACTATGACGGGTGCAGCGACTGTTCATCGAGGTGTCTATGAGGATGATCGCGCCGGATTGAGGATTTACACTATTATAAGTGGTCTTAAACGGCCTAGTGCACGCTACAGAAAGCTTGAAGCTCTCTCTATGGAGCGTTACCCTTGACACCAGCGCAAGCAGAGAACTTTGTTAAGGTTGCCTTAGCTCAATCACGCAACGTCAAGGAAGTCGTTGTTGTTGGTGACGCTTGTGTTCGAGTCACTGTAGATTTTAGGTACAGGGACATAGCAATACAAGAAAAGCTTCACATAACTGAGGTGAGCCTAAAAAGTGCTTCAGGCGGTGTCTTTGGTTTAACTGTGATACCTTATTTAGATTCTCAAGTCGTTGAGTCTAATTTAGGTGTTGCAAAGTCTTCTCCGATGCGTGTAGTTACTGCAATAGGGTCAAACCCGCCTAATTAAAATGTCTTTTATAGATGACTTTGATAAAAGAATCCCTCCTGAGAAGCGTGACTTGTACCTTAAGATGCGTGGGGTCTCCTCTTCCAACGACACTGTAGCTGCTTCTAACGAAGTTGATCCTAATCTACCCAGATTAGATATAAGTTGGAAAGAGTACATAGAAGACTTAGAAGAGTTAGCAAACCGAGTTGGTCAGCTAGGGTCTTTTTCTTCTTTATACGGGATGGCTCCCCACGGTATTTTTCCTGCTATGTACCTCTCTTACCAGCTGAGCAAGAGATTAATTTCTGGCCCAGAAGTTGTAATGGAGCTAGAAGAAAGCCCAGAGTCTCTTTTAGTTGTTGATGGGACTTGTTCTACAGGCGTTTCATTGTTGCCTTACAGGGTTAAGGCAAAGACCGCTGTTCTTTACTTAGAACCTTCAAGGTTTAGGTCTTGTACGCCTGAGATAGCTGTTTTGGAGGTTTCTGGTTTAATTAAGTTCCCCTACGAGAAGAAAGTTTTGTAGATGGGCATTTTTAACTTTTTTGATGAAGAGGTTGTAAGGAAAAGGCGTTTAACTCGATTAGAAAAGTCTTTAAAAAAGCTTGGTTATAAGTCTTTAGATATTTCTTGGGAAGAGCATACAGGTCAACCCCCTAAACAAGACAAAACTGTTCGCGTCACACGAGTGGTGCTGATAGACTAGTTTTACTCAATAGGGGGTACATATGGTTGCTTTGGTTTTAGCTTTTGCTTTGTCTTTTAGCCCAGTTAATTTAGAGCAACCGGCAATAGAATCCCCGAAGTTGATTGGTGGTAAGCCTTATGAAGACCGACCACCGTCTTGGCTAGCTAGAGTAGATGGTGAAGTTGGGCCATGTTCTGCGTTCTTGGTAGCCCCTGCTTGGTTAGTTACGGCAGCACATTGCGATAAATCGGCTGAGACTGCTCAAGTTGGGATTTCTTATTTAGGAGAGAACATAACTACGCACGATGTCGTGGAATGGGTGACTCATCCAGATTGGGATAACTTCAGATCTCACGATTTAGCACTGGCAAGAATATCCCCACCTGCTTGGGGTGTTGAGACTCTAAATATAGGAATTTCTTCTCCACCTCTTGGTGCTTGGGAAGGTACTGTCGGGGGTTGGGGGAATTATTCTTGGCACCCAGACAACATCAATATTGATGTCGTTAGGCCGCATTGGACAGGAGTAGGGGAGATTGTTTCGTGCGAACATTTTCTAGATGTTAATGCAATTTGCCTTACTCTAGAAGATGCTTCTGTTTGTCACGGCGACTCAGGGTCTCCTCTTGTTGGCTCAGACGGTTTAGCGTACGGCATTGCTGTAAGAATAGAAGATGGCCGCTGTGCACTAGGGACTTTAACCACGTATACCGATTTAACGTGGGTAGGCCACAAAGAGTGGATTTTAAATACTATCTCAGGCGGGATTCAAGCCAACATGGAGTGGCCCGACTCTACTGCGAAAGGCATAGAGATAGTAGGTGGTTGGGCTTTTTCTACCACGGGTTCCATAGAGCCTTTAGTCTCTTTATGGGTAGGTGACGAGTACGCGATATCCTTACCGTGCTGTTACGATAGGGGAGATGTAAAAAAAGTATTTCCAGAAGCCGAATTACTTTCTGGCTTCGCTGGTCTTTATAATTGGACAGGCTTAGCTGGCTTAGGGTCAAAGTTTGTTACCTTTAAAGTGCAAGACTCCAATGGTAACGAGTTGAGACTTAATAGAGAAATAGAAGTGGACTAGTTATCTTCAGCGATTTGTTTTTCAAGAAGCTTCTCTAGTCTCTCAAGTATTTCGGCTATTTTAACCAAAGAGCTAGCTATTTGACCAGCATACTGGAGAGGCTTATTACCTAAAGAAAACAAATCCATTTTTTATTACTCCTTAGACGCTATCTCTTCTTCCCATCTTTTAACTAACTTAGGGACATCGGATGTTTTTAACCAGCACTGGAAATAATTTCCAGACTCTAAACCAAGTTCGATTGAGCTTCCGTCTTCTCCATTTATCTTACCCCTTTTCTCGATACTTAGGGTAATAACAGAAGCCCACTTAACTCTTACTTCCTTTACGGTTTCGCCGTTTTTGGTTTTCTTAGCTTTGACGCTGTTAGATTTTGATATCGTTTCTTTTAACTGCAACATGGTCATTGTTGGAATCCTCTCTAAGAGGTCTTGCCGAGTATTTCTTAAAAGCAACCTTTTTATCTTTTACTCCTAAAGCTTTGGCTGCGTCTGTAATGGCATCCGAGGAAGTCGCGCCTTTCCAAGCGGCGACAATTTCCTCGTCTTCTTTTTTAAAGATTTCCCAATATTTTTCTTTTATCACAATATTACCCTTCAGCTAAAAAGAGATTTATTTTAGAGTTAGGATCCTTGGCGAGGTGGGTTGCGAGCTTAGTCCCCAACCCCGCAATCTCGTCAGCAAACTTGTAGGACAATACGTAGCCACGGTGCTCTGGCGCGGGATCAAGTGTTACATCCACTTGCGTTACACCGTCTTCGTCCAATCCATTTTGGATTAGCTCGTACAGTACCCATGCCTTACCCTTACGGGACAACTGCTTAGCTAAGCCTGCACGATCTACCTCAATCCACTCATTCGACATTTTCTTCTCCTTCACCGTTTTCCCAAAAACGTTACTTTTTTTACTTAACACGCAGAATGCAAGATTGCAACTATGCCTTGTTAACATTGCTAGTTGACTTAGACTGACCTGTTTGTTAAATAATAATCTCAAGGTGGTTGGGCACCTTAAGGAGGTAGAGAAGTGAGTGTAGATTTTTTAAGTATTGATTTTGATTTCTTTGTTTGGAACGGGGTGGAAGCCAGAGAAAGAGACATAAGTTTTCTTTCAAAGCAAACAGGTAAAAAAGAGACTATACCTAGCGTATATTTGTTTGATTGGGGTCACTCGGAAAGTTTTTCTTCGGAAGTCCAAGATTTTATTTGGCAGGCTCGTTACGACGCTTTTGCGGCAGTGGGTGTTGACCCATTTAAGGTTTGTGATGCTCATGCTCATAAAGGTACAGTCAGCATCGATAGCTTTTTAAATTCAATTAACAAAAGGTTCTACTTTGCTGGGGATTATGAGTTTTTCTATGCGGACTCTCATGCCCACGGGTATTCCGCGCTTCAAGAAGCATATTGTGGGGAACCTTTAAATGTTGTTCACTTCGATGCTCACGGGGATTTGGGTTATGATTCTAGCGTCGTAGCTAATGAGAAGAAAAGGGGAGTTCTTGATTGCGGCTCGTGGCTTTACCATGGCGTCTCCGCTGGTTTAGTAGAAAGTGTCACCATTGTTTACCCTGATTGGAAAGGTTTGGCTGAGTTCTCGTCGAATGGTTTTTGGGAGCCGCCTGAGCATATTGTCGCGCTGGAGTCGTGCGGTAGTGTACATTTTACTTGTTGGAGCGATTGGGTAGCTAGGGAGGCTGAAAGGTCTCGCGTAAGTACAGTATTCTCCTGTCGGTCTTCGGCTTGGACTCCTCCTTGGATGGACTTTCAGGCAGAAACCCTTTTTGACGGGTTGTCTGGTGGTGAGGGTGTTTGTCTAGACTGCAACGATGGTTACCAAAAAATAGGTGGTCACGATGCTTGTAAAAAGAGATCTTTTTCTCTGTCACCCAATTTAATGGTTGCAAACAACACTTAGTTGTGCTTAAAGGGTGTTGGCGGTTGGGAGAACTGCCGGAAAGGTTGAGAGAAATGAATATTGTTGAGAGAGTAAAGGGTGCACGTCGGGTTAGCACTCCTATTATAGCGATTCGTACCCCCGACCCTGCGGCAACTATGCAGGATATTTCGGTTGGGGTAAACGGTGGGAGTCCTAAAGTTCGATGGGATGCTGCCTCTGGATTCAGTGCGGTTAACGAAGAAGGCCTAGCGGTTTTGGAAAACGTCCTAGATGGTGCGGAGCCTTCCACAGTGTCTTCTCCAGCCGATGCTCTTGCCTACGCTAAGGCATTTCCTAATAAGACAGTCTTCTTTGCGATCAATCTGCACCGTTATTTCCAAAGCGGGAGCGGGAATGATAGCTTAGCCGCCCTCGTCACTCAGGCTATTTGGAATCTCCGAGATGAGTTCAAATCGAATCAGCGCACCTTGATTATCCTGTGCCCTGACTGCGACCTTCCGGCTGAGATTGTGCAGGATGTAATGGTTCTGGACGAGGAGTTGCCGAGTGAAGAAGCCTTGCGTGGCATCATTCTCGAACTTCATGAAGCCGCAGAACTTGCCGCCCCAGACTCTGATATTGAAACTCGTGCGGTCGATGCCCTTCGAGGTCTTGCGGCATTCGCAGCGGAACAAGCTGCCGCCCAGTCGCTAACGAAGGACGGACTGGATCTGGAAATTCTCTGGGAACGTAAACGTAGACTCGTGGAGCAGACTCCCGGTGTGTCCGTGTACAGTGGTCCTGATACCTTCGAGACCATTGGTGGTTGCGAATCTGTCAAAGGTTTCTTGAACAACCTGATCGCTGGTAAACGCCCACCGAAGGCTGTCGTTTTTATTGACGAGATCGAGAAAGGACTCGCTGGTGCAACGAATGGTACTGGAGACTCGTCTGGTGTCTCTCAGGCTCTCCACGGCGGTCTCTTGGGGTTTATGGAAGACAAGAAAGCACGTGGGGTGATTTTTGTCGGGCCTCCGGGGGCAGCGAAGTCTGCGGTCGCCAAAGCTTTGGGTAATGAGGCGAAGGTTCCTACCGTTCAGCTTGACCTGAGTGGACTGAAAGGCTCTTTAGTTGGTCAGAGTGAACAGAACCTACGCTCCGCACTCAAGGTAATCGAAGCGGTTGGCGAGGAGGATGTATTCTTTGTTGCGACATGCAACCGTGAGGCCGACCTCTCCCCTGAGATTAAACGACGATTCTCTTACGGTACATGGTTCTTCGACCTTCCCAACAAGGAAGAGCGAGAGAAGATTTGGCCTATCCATAAGAAGGCGTACGGAATCGAAGACAAGAAGGTTCCTCTCGATGAGGAGCTTACTGGTGCGGAGATCCGAAACGCTTGTGACCTTGCCTTCTCGTTGGACATCCCTCTGAAGGATGCTGTTGGTTATCTGGTCCCCGTAGCGGTTTCTGGGGCTTCTCAGATTGAGGCTCTTCGGAAGCAGGCTAATGGCAGATTTCTTTCCGCTTCGGCGAAGGGTGTTTATCGCCCAAATATTAAAAAGAGTGCTAAACGACGCTCTGTGGAGGTGTGAAGTGTATAATGAAATTGATTTGGATCTTTCGTTGCAGGCAGGTAAGCTCATTGAATTGGCTTCTAAAAACATGCAACGCGATGGTTATTTGATTCCTGCTGGAGTGATTTATCGCACTGATGGCGAGGCCATGGTTTGTGGACTTCCATTTTCCTCCACGCAGGATAAGCAAAAATGTTTTCAAGCTTTCCGAACAGCGGCAAAAAATCAAAATGCTGTGGCTGTAGCCTTTGTTTCAGAAGCTTGGGTTTATTGTAAGAGTATTGAGCTTGAGTCAATGGAATATACTCCTGAGGGAAAAGAGAGAGAAGAGGTTATTGTCGCCACAGTGATTACGCCTACGGAGAGCGTCGTTTGGATGGCTCCCGTGCTTCGAGTGAATGAAGAGGTCTATGGGGTAGGTGATATTCGTTCCGAAGGTAATGTTCTGGATGCAGAATTTTCTCGTGGTATTTGGGAAAAGACGCTTCATTAAGGTTGCGCTCAGTACTTCTAATTGTTAAAAAGTATTTGTCGGTGGGAGACCGACAGAAAGGTAGAGAAGATGCCATGTTATTCAATTAGTACCGCTTCTATTAAGCTCAAAGCGGAAAACGTCGATTTGCTTATGAGTGCTTTGGAAAACGACACCGTTGAAGGGTTGTCCGTTCGGCATGAAAGTTCTGAAAGTATCTTAGGTAACTACGATGGTTACGCTTACGAAATTAATAGGTCTGGTGAAGTTATTACTGAAAGTTCAGTTGCTAACAAAGTGGCGAACGCAATTAATAGGGCTTATTCAAGAGAGGTTATTAGAAAAACAAGTCGTAAGTTTGGTTGGACCTTGAAGTCTGAAAACGATTCTTCTTTTGTTGCAGTAAAGCGGAAGATTTAAAATGGACAATATCGAATTTGAGGTTCTTGAGGACGGCACTATTACTACACGTATTGGTGGTGCAGTTTCAGACGCTAATCATTTGAGTGCAGACAAGCTTTTGAGGCAAATTGAGACTCTCGCAGGTGGTGAGGTTTCGCGGGAGAAAATCGCTAAGGGGCACAGTCACATTCATCAAGGTAATCACACACACACAAAGGCAGGAGCATAATTATGTGGATATGCACACAAGACGGTTTTTTCAGTATTACAAGAATTCCCTCTACACCAGACAAATCTCAAATTCGGTCTAGGTCAGATCGGCATCTCATGAACTTGAAGGCGACAGTACGTTCGGCCTACGGCGTAGTAGATCGAGCAGTTTCTGATGAGATTGATAAAGCCGAGATTATTCAGAAGCCACACGGTGACTACAAGTATCGTATTCTAGTTACGCCCGAGGCAGTTTCGCAAATAACAAACCTTTACGGACAGCTTGCAACTTACGATAACTTTAAGGACGCTGTTGCTGTCTCACAGCAATCTAGCGACGATGACGCATATTACACTTTTCTTAACTCGGTTTGGTCTTTAGGCCTCGGCATGGAAGATTAGTGGTTGACAAGAGTTAACAGTTGAGTTAAATAAAGCAGTGACGCGATTGGGCGTGTCATTTGAAGGGAGAGAGTTGTGGAAAATCTACAAGAGCAGAAAGCGGAAGTTGAAAAACTTTTGACTCCGGGGTCCAAGGTTGGTGAGATAACGCTTGCGGAAAAAACTGTCGTCCTTAGCGTTCGCACTTCTATTGTGGGGATGCAGCGTAAAGTTTCTACTGACGAAATTGAGGCTCAGGCCGACAAGGAGAGTCTTAATGTTCAAAAGATTCTTATGAAGAGCAAAAGCCTTGATAAGCTGAAAAGCATTCGGGGTTTGGTTAATCGAGAAGTCGGTCGCATCGCAGTCCCGGTTTCTCACTTTCGACGAGGTACATACCTTCTCCCCGTCCAGTTGGTAGAACTTATGGAGAAGCGGCTCAATAAGTTGGCTCTGGATTGGGAGCGTAATGTTGGTGAGTTCATGGATGAGTACCCTCAAGTTATTGCTGAGGCTCGTGACCGCTTGGATGGGCTTTTCAACCCCAACGATTACACTTCAGTTGAAGCGTTGCGCAACAACTTTCGCTTTGAATGGAATTATTCGGTCGCGCAGACTCCACAGTCTCTTCAAGGTATATCTAAGAGTCTTTTTGAGCGGGAGCAGTCTCGCGCTGCACAGCAATGGCAATCGGCAGAACGCGAGATTCGAGTTGCTTTGCGTGAGGGCTTCTCTGGATTGGTCGAGCACTTTGTAGAAAGACTTACGCCTGACGAAGACGGTAAGAAGAAGGTTTTCCGATCTTCTTTTGTTGAAGGATTCCGAGATTTCTTGGACACCTTTGATGGGAGAAATCTCACTGATGACAAAAGCCTTAACGATTTGGTAGAGAAAGCCAAGAAGGTAATGAATGGCGTGGATGTCGAGTCTCTTAGAAAAGACGACAACATTCGGGATAGAGTTCTTGGTTCTTTTGAAAATTTGAAAGATTCGACTGCTGAACTCGTTGTGAAAAAATCTCGTGCTATTTCTTTTGACGAAGATTGATTTAAAACTTATCTAGGAGACAAGATGCAATTTTATAATAAAAACACAAACCATACCGTAACTGCCGAAATGCCGTGGCTCTGGGCGTTTCTTTTTGGAGCCTTTTATTTCATGTTCCACGGGGTTTGGACCCATGTAGCCATTTACATTGGGGCGGTCGTTATTACAGGTGGGATGGCTGCACCCTTCCTCTGGATTGGCTATTCCATCGCTGCAAAGTCAGTGATCGAAAGCCACTATCTTTCTAAGGGTTACAAGGTGGTTACTAATCTAACGCCATCGGAAATCGATGAAAGTGCCAGTAGCTCATTTGGATAGAGCAATGGCCTCCTAAGCCATAGGTCGCAGGTTCAATCCCTGTCTGGCACACTTGGACCCTTAGCTCAGTTGGTTAGAGCAACCCGCTCATAACGGGTCGGTCGAAGGTTCAAGTCCTTCAGGGTCCATAGAACGCCCCGCTTGGCTAGCGGGTAGTGAGGTTAAATGGTTCCTCATGAAGAAGGGTGATAGCTCACTTGAAAAAAACCTGCTGACCCCGCTAGGGGTCGGTCGGTAGGCCCGTAAGTCGGTAAGGTGGAGCAGGAGAAGATATCCGAGACTGAGGTGTAGGTAAACCTATATCCGTTCTCCGGTATTGGATGCATGGAAGCTGAGCCGACACTACCTTTTCTTTTGGGAGGAGAAAATGGTTGACGAGAGGAAAAAATTACATCGAGATATTGTAGATAACTTTCTCTACGCTCAGTATGCTTTCTCGAATGACACGACACCCATACTGTCTAAGATAAAAGGCGGTGCGGTCACACATGACATAACAAGAGATGACAAGAGTGGGGCATCCAGCCTTATCTGGTCTTACCTTAGAAGAGCAACGATAATTGAGTTCTCCAAGTTGCATTTTGGAGAGCTATACAAAGAGATCTCTAGATTCACCACTGAGGAGATTGGTGGGGAGAAGTTTACTTACGAAGACTCTGATTCTTTTTCCGGCGTTAACAGCACAGAACCAGAGACATTTTATAAGACGGTAGAAGAGGCTGGACGAAAAGTACCTTTTCCAGAAAAAATCCCCTTTGATTGTTGCTACTTTGCTTGGGGTGAAGGTGTCCCGTTGAGTGAGGTTATGGCACGTATTTATAACTATGATGCCGAACGCTCTCGTCGCGTTAAGAGTATCGGCATGTTGGTCGTATCGGACTTAGTAGCCGGGGAGGTGGAGCGAAATGTTTTCGACCTCATGAAGGGGTTGAACTCAGAAGGTGAAACTTACTTTATGGTTGAACCTATCTACGCATCTGGACGTTGGGGTGAGCCTGAAGATGATCCTAACACTGGCTGGCTACACCCGTTTTCGGTTTACCCTTGGCTTGTTGATGCAGTGGTAAGAATCGTTAATGCCAATGACACGCTCGTCAAAGGGTTAAAGCCGGGTCTATGGGACCGCGCTAGAGGGAAAAAAATTAAGAAAGAGTACAGGGTATCAGGCAGTGCTATTCCGCGCCCATACTACCCTGTAGAGCTACGCTCATCGACATTGACTGACACTGTTTCGAGTACCTTTAAGGGTGTTAGAAAGTTAGTTGAGGCTCGTTCATATAGAAGTATGGTGCGTGGGCACTGGGTGACGAAGTGCTT